GTAAAGGCTTCCGGCATCTCGAAATCCTCAAAAGTGAAGTCCATATCTTCATCCAAGTATTCCGCATCAGCGTCAAACTTGGTAAGAATGCCGCCATCAATGTTGCAATCCTTCAGGATCACGGTTTGACGGCCCACAGAAGAAGTGGGATCTTCATTGGTCACTTGAATGTCAAAATAGACATCCTCGCCGGTGTCCTTGTACTGCTTCATCATTTGGCGGAAAATGCTGGTGTTATAGTGGAAGGTTGCGGAACCCGTACCACTCCAACCGGTGGATTTGTTACCCTTGCCGGTCTTGCCCAAAATGGGGATTTCCGTCTTATTCTTCTCAAAGTTGGCTTCAAGGTTGATAGCCTGCATGAAATTGTAACGGTTATCCCCAATGGTTACAAAGCATTCGGCCAAAGAAGCGGAAACTGCGTCCTTGGCTTGCATTACAGTTGCCATATACTCTTACACCCCTTTCTTACTGGACATAGACAGTCATATAAAGCTGGGCCATAGCGTTGACCGGGGTAACATAGTCCGTCACCACAACGGCCTTCTTGGTATCGCCTTGGGCAACCGTCACATTATCGCTGGAGAAGTTCTCAATAGCCCGGATATTCTGAAGCTCCTGATGGTGCTTCACAATATCGTTCCACAGGCTGATCCGCCCGGAAGCGTCATTGGGAACTTTGCCAAGGTACTTCTTGCCGAACAGAACAGCAATATCATTGGCAATCTGATCCAGAACCCGGATTGTCTGATTGCTGGAAAAGTCCCCGGACTTTTCATCCGTCACGGAAATGAAGGTGTTAATATCCTCCAAAACCACAACCTTTTCATCCACCAGATGGAACATGAACGAACCTTCCAGAATACCGGCTTCCAATTCGCTTTGGGTATAATCAGTATCAATCTGATATTCCCCGTCATAGTCCATATTGGTTGCGGACTTATTCACGGCGGTTCCCGCAATCACGCCGGTTGCCCACGGGATCAGGGCGGGATCATCGGTTTCACCAACAATGGTGTTCTTCACACTCACGGTGCCTTCATAGTCGGCCAGCTTGCGGAAGCATACCACCTGAAACTTCTTGCCCACATCATCCCGCATCCGCTTACAGAAGGCAGAAAACAGTTCAGCAATGGTGGATTTGTTGGTGGGGCAACCCATAGCGTTGAAGGTATAGGCTTCCATCTTATCCAGATAGGTTTGATAAGCCGCATCCTCCACACTCCCATTGGTGCCGCTGGTAAGGGGGGTGGAAGCAGTCACAGCAAGGCTTCCTTCTGTTTTGAAGTCCACATAATCATTGGGCTTCAGGTCAGTCATTTTAGAAATGGCCTTCTGCTGATCCACTTGGACAGTGCCAAGGAAAGTGGAAACATCATACAGTTTGCTTTCCGGCTGACTGTTTTCATTTTCCTCAATGACAATACGAAGGTCATTCCCACGGGTGCCGGGGTATTTGGCCGTTGCATAAGTGCAAGCGGCCTTTGCGCCGCTGGAATTCAGGCGGAAGAAGTGAACCGTTTGGGCGTGTTTGAAAATCTCACGCATGGGCTTCAGTTCGTCCGCCGTGTACGCATAGCCGAAAATCTTTTGGGAATTCTTCTGGAACTCCCCAAGTTCAACGGTGATAACCTCACCTTCAGGCCCCCAATTCATTTCAAGGGGGATGGTCGCAATACCACGATCAGAGAGGGTGGCGCTTGCATTCGCAACCGAAATGAAGTTGATATATGCACCGGGCAGAATCTTGTTCTGCGTCAAAAAAGTGCCGCCGCCAAGGGCCATATCAATTCACCTTGCCTTTCTTGAAAAAGTTTTGAAGCAAGCTGTCCACCTGCTCCATCGTGTATTCCTTTCCATCTTCCAGCAAAACGGACAGAAGATCACGCCGCTTGGCGTATCGCTGGAAGGTCAGGATATTTCTTTTGGTGAAAACCGGGACATTGGAAACAGGCGGGGCCGCTTCCGCTGTCTTGGGCTTTCTGGTTTTGGTCGTAGGCATTTTTAATCCCCTCCAATGGTTCCAACCTCGGTTTCCAAGGTTTCCATATAGGTTTCTTCAGCGGGGCGGATCATGGGCAAGTTATAGTTCACAAAGAAATGAAGTACATTGTCCACAATCTCATAATTCACGCTGGTTCCATGAAGAAGATCACCGCTGGGAAGCGTGATGAAGTCCAAGGCTTCCATCATCGTTTCCGCAACGGTGAACATCTCCGCATTATTGCGGGGGTTGGTCGGAAAATACTGAATGTCAAATGGGTTCCTCTTGATAAAGCGCCGCCCAAGCATGGGCGTGATTTCCGGTTGTAAAACGGCAATCAAAAAACAGGGTTCTTTCAAACCCTGTTCCACATCATTCTGATAGATTTCATACCCATCCCCAAAGGCGGCGTTCAGTGCCATTGAAATTCCTTTGATAATCTCATTAAGCATCGAAACACCCCTTCAGGAACAAATACAACTTCTTTTCCAGAATTTTAGGCGCTTGCTGTTCCAGTTCTTGTGTGGAAATGGTCAGCATATAGCGCCCCTTTACCCAATTTTTCTTCAGCACCATCCCGCCTTCCGCATCGGGATCATAAACAAAGCGGTCACTTTCCCAATAACCGGGGATGAACCGCCCCGGCTGTTGCCGGTGGCCGTATTCAACATAGGACGCATACTGAAGGTTATTCAGCACAACAACTGTGTAATGGGTTCCCCTGTGGCCCACAGGCATTACCGCCCACGCATCCCGCAAGGTGCCATATACAACAGGTGTCCGCTTCACAACCTTATTCAGCAAGCGCCCCGCCAACTCTTGGGCGGCTTGGCGGCAAAACCTGTCCAAATCCGCCCCCATCAGCTTTTCCATGTTCTTATTCAGCCGTTCCAGTTGCTTGAAATCGCATTTGCCCCATTTAGCCATCAGGCATACCCCTTCCACGGCTCCAACTGGATTTCTTGATGGTTGGTGAAAACCCCGGCTTCACCGCTTTTAGAATAGGTGAACTTCCGTTCAAGATTGTTGAACCGTGTCACAACGATTTTACAGCCAGCGGGGATTTCCACATCAGGGGACAAGAACAGCTTCACAGTTTGGGCAACAGCGGCCACGGGATCACCGGAACTTGAAGTTAAGGTTTCAAAGGACAATTTACAGGGCTGATCCTGAAGAAGCGGCTTTTCTTCAAAGTCAGTCAGGTGTGTGGTTGGATCGGTGACTTTCTCTTTTACGAAAATAGAACACCGATCCTTCCACAACCGTTCAAGGGCTTTTCTGTGGGCGTTTACCATACAAACTTCCTGAATCGGTAAAGTTCACGGCTCCGCCCATTGGTCAGGTAGTCAATCAGACTGTTCAACCGCTGTTCAGGGGTCAAATTCCCATCCCCAATGGCAAAAACCGTGTTGGTATCGCCTTCCTGAATTTGCTTGATTGCCGCTTCAAGGTCAAACCCTTCCAACTGCCCGGAAACCTTCTTCATGTTCAGGTATTCGCCAACCGCCATATAGACGGCCACACTCACCAACCCTTCAGGCATATCCTTTCGGTTGGTTTTGTTTTGAACCCTGTATTGAACATTGCTGATCACAATATCCAACAGGGGATCTTCAGCGGCCCCCGTTACGCCAAGGGCCGTAAGCATTGCAATAACCTGTTCACGCAACGGGAATCACCGCCATTCCATCAGCCCAAAGACTGAATCCGGGCAATGGGAATGGCCTTGTGGTTGATATAGGTGCGCTGGGAAGCAGTGCTTTCCCCGCTGTGAACCAGCGTCCAGTTCTGCCCATTCTCCAAGTCCGTGTCCGTGGGGGACAGCTTGGTCTGACTTTTCTTCTCATAGCTGATACCATAGGGGCTGAACACCTTGCGCTGACGCATATACAGGGTATCAACACCGCCGTTGGTCTTGGGGTCACGGGCCATTTCATAAGGAACCTTGGCCCCAATATCTTCATAGGAGATAGCACCGTTGCCCATGATGAAGGTGGTGTACTGCGTAGCGGGAACCACATACATATCAGCGGCAAGGGTACGGGTGCCAAAGTAGGGGGTTGCCTTGGCAAGATCAATTTCAGAAGCACCGGAAGCACCGGAAGCCTTGATCACCAAAGCGCCGGGGGTGTCCGCTTCAGCATCGGCATAGCCGGTCACGGCGGGAAGATCATCGTCCACAACCACAGTGCGGCCATTCCAAGTGGCAAGGGTCAAATCCTTCTGAATGCCGTCCCCGTCCGTCTGTTTCATGAACTCCAACAGCTTCATGTTTTCAAGGTTGGTGGCAACATCACTGTGCATGAACACCAAAGAAAACTTCTGCTTATTGGCTCCACAAGCCTTGTTCACGGCGCTGTTCAGGGTGGTGGCGCTCATAGGGGCATAAATCGTGGTGCTGTGCTTCTCCACAAACTCCTTGTTCTTGGCATCGGTGGTGGGCATGGCAAAAACACCCTTCAGGATGGAAAGAAGGGTTTTCTGATCCAAGGTATCCTTGTACTCCGCAACCTGTGCGGACACATTGCCCATGAAGTCCACGCCGCCCGTAATGTCATAGCTGAAGTCCTTTTCAGTCCATGCCTTGGCACGGCCAACAACCACCATGCCCTGTTCAAAGGTCTTGGTGGAAGTGGCGGTAATGTCGGTTTCACCGTCATAGTTCACCGCATCCCCATCCAGAAGGCCACGCATGGCAAGACGGGCATAGCCGGTGCCATTCTGACTGGTGAACACCGCCCGAATATCAGGGTTCCCGGCCAGCGCACGGGACTTCTTCAGGGCGTTCAGGGTCAGGTTAGGCACACGGCCAACCATGTACTTAAACGCTTCAGGGTTGAAAGACTTTGCATCAAACTTGCTGTTAGCCATCGTTCAAACTTCCTTTCTGTGTAGTCAAATTGTGTAGGTTACTCCAAAACCGCATCCGGGTTTTCCTCCATGTACTTGCACAGTTCGTCATAGGACATTTTGGAAAGGTCATCCCCGGTGGGCTGATTGTGGGGATCACTCTTTTCAGCGGCTTTGGCTCCCTTAAACTTGGCCTTGCCGCTGGTGTCGAACAGAAAAGCCGTGTCCTCACCCTTGGTCAGCTTGCCAATTTCATCATCCAGCCCTTTCACCGTGCCATCATCGGCCAGTTCCGCCTTCTCCAAGAATGCGGCCAACAGCGCCTTTACAGCGGTGTTGTTTTTGGCCTTGGCATTGGTCAGGGCCACATCAACGGCATTGCTGATCTTCAGGGCCTTGATTTCATTGGCGTGATCCTTGTCCTTCTGCTTGTTCGCTTCCTGAAGGGCGGTGATCTGGTTCTGAAGTTCCGTGTTATCACCAGCGGATTTCTTCAGGGTTTCAATCTGCCCATCCCGTTCAGAAACTTGGGCTTTCAGGGTCTTGTTTTCCTCGTTCACATCATTGAACCGGCTCTTGGTTACAAAGGAACCATTCAGCCCTTCCATAACCTTGTTGGCCTGTTCCTCGGTCAAGCCCCACTCCATCAGCTTTTCTTTCGTCATAGTGTGATACCTCCATCATAAAATCCTTTTTTACCGTGGGTCAGGAACCACGATTTCCCCCGGCTCTGTTTTCCGCCCACAACCGGGAAACGGCGAATAGGTATGAAAAAACCACCACCGGCCCGAAGGCCGGGGTGGTTCAATCAACAATATTGTGGATCAGTCCCAATGCTGATCCGGGCTGAAGTTTTCAAGAACAGAATAATAATTGGGGATTTGGTCAGGCGGTTTCCCATCCTTCAAAGCAGTAAGAACTTCAATTTTTTCATCAAGAAGTTCTTCACTGTCCGCATCAAAGAAGCGGTCAACCAGAACATCAGAAACTTCAGCCAACAGCGCATGAACCTTCATCAGCTTTTCTTCCCGTGTCATATTAACCACCCGCTTTCTTTAACATATCCTGAATAACTTCTTCCAAGGCTTCTACCAACTCCGGTTTATCCTTACGAAGCATTTCTATCAGGTCAGGACGGACAACCGACAAAGCGCCATAATTGGCAAGGGTTTCTTCCGCTCGTTTCCCAATATCCCGGTAATATTTGGAACCGTGACCATATCGCACAAGGC